ATCTTTTCCACCGAAACCACCGCCACCGGCGTCTATGATTTGATTTTTCATTATAAGAATTTTCATGTCTTGCATGGAATCACCTAATGTTCCACTACCACCACTGGAAAAACCAACGCGGCCCCCGGTCTTATATCCATAACGAGATAATGCATCGTCAATTTCAGATTGACTAAATCCTGCCATACCCATGTATCTTGAAATATAATCTATTCTTGATTGCCTGTCTGCAGCGGAATCAGCTTCTCGACCGGCCATTTCTTCCTCATATTTTCTTCTAGCTTCTTCTGCTGCGTCGTACGCGGATATTGTTCCACCTGTTGTAGTTGCAACACTAAGAGGTGTTGTTAAATCTGATAATTTAGACATATTAGTAACATCTGGAGCTAAAGCTTCTCCTATTTCACTTTTTATATTTTGAAAACCTGTTTTTGGTCCAATCGTAGTAGGATCACCTTTTAAATATTGTCCACCACCACCCATTAAAGCAGCTATACCTACATTCCTAGCATCAATCTTACCACTTGTAAGTAAATCAGTTGCAGCGGAAGTAAGTCCAGAAGTAAAAGCTCTTCCACCAATAGGACCTAGCGCACTCATGATACCTGATCCAAGAGCAGATTTACCAATAAGAGAACCAACAAGAGGTCCACCAAACATAGAAGCTGCGATAGGTAAAATAGGTTGTATTTCTTTTGGTATGACTCTTTTGATAGCTTTACTTATTGATCCCATAGTGTTCCTTTGTATATCTTGTTACAACTCTTGTGATAACCTCATCATCAGTTATTCTCAACCATTTTACAGGTTTATTACATCCAAGTAAATTAGTAAAGTATTGTTTTGTCCATTTCATAACAGATTTCACATCATCAACGCAAATTGTATCAATGTGCCAGGGAATGTCTCCACTGTTGTAATCTTCAGGGTTTAATTCGGCGGTTGTCATAAATCTTTTCTCTGCATCCTCATTTAAAAATGCCCAATTCGTAAAGGCATAAGGTAGCTCATTTCTATAGTGAATCTTATACTGATTCATACTAACAGATGGGGCTATATGTTGAAGCACGTCCTCGAACGTGTGATCTTTGTAGCGAGGAAACAACTTATAAAGTCCATAAGCTACGGTAATATCGTATAATTTACCGATATCTGACATAGTGTCAAGAGCTGGAGTCGCTTAAAATATCCGGCATTTTAGCTATTCTAATCTTGACAGTTCTACTTAAATCTTCTTGTTTTGTATCTGTGTTGACATCGTTTACATCATCTTCAGCTTCTTTATCTGAATTATACTCTTTACTAGTTTTAGTATTTATAAGAGTAACTTCTGTTTCGACATCAATCTCTTCAACGGTTTTACCATCTTTAACAACCGATACTTTTCCACCAGGTTCTAAAAAAGACATACTACCTCCTTAATCTCTATTTATTTCTAATATTGCACAAGTGCCTTCAATATCATTAGCACTAGCTGCTTGTACTCTTAATACATCATTTTCTTCTAAAACAATAGAACCATCTGATATACTTTGTGATTCATTTGCAGCGATAGTATGCTTTGCAAAAGTGAATTGTGTTGTTACAGAGCTGTCATATAGATGTGCATGAACTACAACGTTTCCTGATCCTATGTTTGCCATGTGTATATTTTGAATAATTGCTCTTGAGTTTGATGGTACAGTATAAACATCAGTGACGTCAGTGCTTGTTAAATCAAACTGTGCATTTTTATAAATATTAGCCATTAACTTGTACTTCCTGAAGATTTAAACCATGTATAACGTTCTGCTTCTTGTTTTAGTTCGTCTAAATAAGTAGAGTTTAATTGTTCAATAATAATACCAATCGCTCTGTTTATTTGTTTTTGGTTTGATACATCGTAATCTTCTTTCGGTTCTGGTATTTTAACATTTATTTTTGCCATTATCTACCTCCGTCCGGTTGCACATCTAAACTAAATGTACCAAATCGCCAGTTTTGATCAACGTCATCGTTTTCAATTTTGATATTGACATATCGACCACGAGCTCGAGTATCTTTTTTAGTGGTTGATGATGTAATTGAAAATGGACTTAAACCTGTTGTTGATTCTTCTTGAGAAGGAAAACTTTTCACGGCCAACGTTACTTTGGCTGTTCCCTCTAAAACTTTAAAGTCAGGAATAAATCGTCGAACAGCTAAAAACTGTTCTCCTTCTGTGCCTTGTCCTTCTAAATCAAAATCATAAGACTGTACAAAAGCATTAATCGCGGTGCTCGATCCGTCAATATTGACTTGATTAACACCTATTTCATGTTCGAAATACGTTGTTGCCCCTAATCCTGTATTCCCTTGAATGACTGGAAACGTACCTGTTTCACTAGAAGCAAAAGAAGTTGCATAAGGTTTAGGATAAATAGAAGAATCCATCCATGATGTACGGCCTTCAGTGCTTGTGTACCAAATACCGCCAGGAACTTGTGCTCCTAAAGATTCGAGATAATTGTATGCTACTAATCTATTATTAAAACTTTGACCAGATGCAGGATACCACCAAACAATTTCTGTAAACAAATTGTTTACACCTGCAGTAATTTGTTGTCCTTTGGTTAAGTCAATATCATCATATACAAAGTCTTCAACAGAACAAGGCAGTGACTTAACTGTACCATCGAATAAGAAGAAACCATTGTTGCTCATCCAATACGCAACACCATCTATTTCGACAGCTGCGTTCTTACCAATCAAACCACAGTTGGTACCTACTTGTTCAAAACCAAATGTAAAAGGTGCACCAATAAACTTCATAGTATACAAAGCAGTGTCGGTCCATATCAAAATTGTTTCTTTTGCTTTCAAAGCACCAACGATTTTAGTTCCATCTTGCAATCGTTGTGTACCTGCTGCATTGATAGCAGAAGGTATAAAAGTATTAATATCCTCTTGATCAGAAAAACGAATAAACATATCGTCTTGTGTTGTTGCTGTACCTATAGTTGTTTCTGTACCAAAGTGAATTAAATGTCTTGTTGTAGGTGATATTAAACTAACTCTTGTTGCGGTAGGATTATTAGAAGTAGAAAAACCAGATGTACTTGTTGAAGCTCTATTTGATGTTGCGTCAGAAGCACCACCATTCCATGTAAAGGTTTTGCCATTTGCAATTGTAGCTACTAAAACTTCACCAAAGTTATCTATAGACCAGAGTCCTGGTTCCAAAGAAACAAAAGAAGCACCTACTGCAACACCCCAACCATTATAGTCAGAGGCATCAGTGGCAGTTGCTCCGTTATCATGAGTCGCTGCAGTCGTGCCTAGAGCTCCTCTCGTACAACCTGTTAAATCATTTGTTGATTTACCAGTATAAGTAATTAATTCTGAATCTACTAAGATAGTACCCGCAGTAGGAAAAGCTGTAGCACTCGTTAATGTAATTGTTGTTTCACTTGCATCCAATGCTTCATTTACTGTTGTGACTGTAGCAGAGTCAACCGTGCCACCCCAATTACCAACACCCCAACCATAACCGTATGTTTGTTCTTGAGGACCAACAACTTCATACATTTTACAAGTCATTGAACCACCTGTTGATATAGTAGCGGTTGCAGCTGCAGAAGAAGTAATGGTGAAAGTTGTCGTTGACGGTACAGATGTTATTTCAAATTTTTTATCTTCAAAGTTAGAAGCACTGAGTCCAGTGCCACTCGGTAGAGTCACTGCATCTAATTGTACAATATCCCCGGTCGACGCTCCGTGAGCAGATGTTGTTGTAATTGTTACCGTTGTAGAAGTATTAACGGTTGCCATTGTCGATGATGTCAGAGAACTTTTTATTGGTGTTATATCAAAAAGCTGACCTTCAAAGTACAATAAGAGAAACTTATCTGTACCAAGGGCCACATATCGATTGCCATCTAAATCTGTGAAAGGATGTTGTGCTCGAACAACACCGACAATTTTGTCTGGTAGAAGAGAAGACCAACCTCCAACTTTTTCTGGTAGACCATAACGAAAGCGGACATTATTAGAATCCACAAATCGACGTTCGGCACCTTTCGTGGTGTCCTGTTTGTCTATCCCAGGTAAAAAGTCTAAGGTAATGAGAGCCATTTACCCTCCTTAAATTTTATCTTTGTATGCCCAACCGCGAGTCGCGTTTAAGAAAACTAATGTAAAAGCAGCTCCGTTTGTTGATACTGTTAAATCAGAAGCAGAGCCATTGATATTAGAACTGTTTCGACCGACGGTAAGATTGTTAGAGCCAAAGGTTCCTTTGGCATCAATAAAAGTAACTTCATCACCAACACCAGGAGATGCTGGAAGAGTCATAGTCAAAGCAGAAGAACTGGTATCAATAATTAATTGATCACCATCCACGGCTGTGTATGCGCTAGAAAGAGAGTTATATCCCTTTTGTAAACTAACTAAATTAATATTGGTGCCGTCTGAATAGACTACTATCTTAGAACCGACAGGCATTGTAATACCTGTGCCGGATGCTGTTTTAAAAGTTAATGTGTAATGACTAGAACTTCGAGTCGTTGCATCTTCAACGAGATACATCTTTTCAATGGAATCAGGAACAGTCACATTACGGTTCGCGGCCAACGTTCCTGTTAGCTTGATAATCATGTTTCGTCCATCGGACGATGCACCATTACTGATTGTTAATGCTTGATCAGAAGAAGCCACATTGATAGATACATAACCACCAACCGCTTGTTCGACTAGTTCTAAATTAGTATTAGTAACAGTTCCCCAAAGACCTGCTTTTTCACCTGTTGCGATGAGTTCAAATTTTTGTGATGTTGAATAACTTGATGCCATATTGCCTCCAAATTTATATTATGTTTCGACGTTTGTCCATGTTTGACTTGCTCCCAGATTGATTTCTGTCCAATCTTGTGCAGCTCCAGGGTCAATTGGGTTCCAAGTAATGACACCAGCTGCAGTTGTAGCGCCTGTTACAAGGTTTGTTGTTGGTAGAACCACAGCCTTACCAATGATAGTAGCACCATTGAAAGACATAGCAGAAGTTCCAACACCTGCTGTGGATAGAACAACACGTGCTCCTGCTTTTGGTGTAGCGCCCCCAACCGCACTTGTAACAGCATTTCCGGTAACCGAGAAATTGGCTTTACCAATAACGGTAACCGTGCCAGTAGCTGTTGTGACGAGGTTCGTGGTGACGTCTACAAAAGCAAAATCTGTTGGAATGACTGTGCCAACAGAAGCGGTAACAGCGTTACCTGTAAGGATAACCTTACCTTTACCGACGGGTGTAACATTACCAATCGCACTTGTAACGGCATTACCCGATACAAAAACTTTATTTAAATTTGTTTGTGCGGAAAACGGTGACGATGCAAAAGCGTCAAAACCAAATAACATGGTTACGCTCCTGGATCGGTTATTGTACCACCATTTGCAACCCACTCAAGTATCTCTTGGTAGTGTCTGTTTTCTTCATTGTGAGGTACAGACCATTCTGTTCCATCTGTGTAAATTACTTTATAACTAAAACTATTTTTTGAATATATTTTTTTTACTGTATTAATCATTTAAAGCTCCGCATCCAATATTATATGAGCATCACTGTCATTACTTTGTTCTAAAAATACTCCTTGACCACTAGTTAAACTGCTTGTGGTACATCTTATTGTAAAGCTAGTTGAGCCTGATGTATCTGAATCTATAGTGACACCTGAAACACTAGATGCTCCACCAGATTTGTGTATTCTAAAACTTCCACTACTTGTTAGGCTTGGAACTGTTCTCATTTCTACTGAAAAAGGATTTATAGAACATAAAGCCAAAGATGCACCGTCTGCAAAACCAGATGCTGTTACTTTATAATCTCCACCAGAACTTGTTTGTGGATTTTTTTGACAATATCTCATACACCTATTTAAATTATTTGCAAAACTCTCAAAAGGAAAAGCAGGTATGGATGTAGAATCAAACTCACCTACTTCGAGTTGAACGCCTGTAAAATAAATTTCATTAGATGCATCATCAAAAAAGTTTACTGCATTTGATGACATTTGAAATATACTGCTTGTCGCCCATGAACTTGTTGGACTTACTTTATCATCAGGTCCACTTGCAAGATGCCAAATAACTCTTAGTCTTCTAGAACTGTCATAGTCCAGAGCAACACTTGTATCCCCTACCCATGTTATTGTTTTCTTTTCCCATGTGTTTGCTGAAGAAATTGTATAATCAAATAAAACATAACGACCAGTGCTTCCTTCTGCTTTAACTTGAACACTGTATGTTCCCGTTTTATTAGATTTCACCCAAAAACTTAATGTTGCACTTGGTGGATTTGATTGTCCATGTTCTAGAGGTGCTACATTAAATCCTTCAAGTTTCTGTTGAAAGAGACAATTGCCACCTCCTGTTGGGGTTTCTGCTGTATCTACGGCTATTTTTACAGATTTAACTAAACCAGTATTACTAGGTGCATCTGACTCTTGAGTAATGGTGCAATCTCCAGTAGCTCCACTTGTTCGTTCAAAGTCAAACCTATCTACTGTAAATCCACTGCTTGAACTAAAAGAAAAAGAAGTACCCCTCTGAGCCACGGACATATCTCCGTTGATGATGATCGGAGTCACGAGGCGATCGCTTGGATAACCTCTATTCGTTAATCCTGCGTTGGGTAAAGTGTTCAATGCCATTATGCTAATATCTCCATTGCTATGAAAGACCAATCAGCAGCGTCTTGATTTGCTGTTACTGTTTGACCTTCACCTTTAAAATATACTTTGTATTCTATAGCTGACGTGCTTGAGGGTGAGTCTACATATTGCATGTAAACAAAATTTTTACTATTAGCTACTTTAGATTGGTCTTTAAAAAAACCATCTGAACTATCACCTAAATTTGTTGAATCTCTATAAATAGTTGCGATAAATTCTTGGTCAGTTGAAGTTTTATTGTTGAAGCCTATTGAAACATAAATCTTAGAACTTGTAGCACTAGGTGTAATGGTTACTGCAATAGGAGCTGCTACAAAACTTGTTGATGTTGTTGCAGTTCCGTTGTTGCCACTTACTTGGACCACTTGACCAATCTTACCGACAGCAGGAAAAGCTGTGCCAAGAGTTACGCTACCCGAACCATTAGACGTGATGAGATTATTATCACCACTGTCATTGATTACATTTACTTTAAGCTTACTGGTCATCTATGCTCCTATTAATTTAAAACCCCAAAAAAGTCCTGCGTTGTCATAACCTATTGTATATGTTGCGTTTGAATCGGCATTAAGGGCATACATTTCAAGATAATCTGCAGCAGACAATTCTATTGTTCCTGACATTTGTATCGTGTTATTATTTCTTTGAACCATAGATGATCGTAATTGTCTGTTGCTATCAAGAGCTGATCCATTGACATAAGGTATAATAGTAAATGCCTCTACATCAGTTCCTGAACCAATTCTATACCAAGAACCAATCATGTATGTTCCACCTAATCCGGTAGGTACTGTAAATCTTTTATTTGATGTATCATATGCAGTATTTGTATCTTGTAATTCTGATGTATAGTCTATTTTTGTAGTTGTGTTAAATGACAAACTTTGTGAAGCTATTTGTGCTCTCCAAGAAGGAGTATTAGTATAAATACCTGAAGCAGTTCCCGTTGAAGGAAATGTAATACTATCTCCACTCTCACCAATCGTAATTGATGAGCCTGACTGCTTTATAATTTCATTTACCTTTAACTGCGATACCACTACTTACTCCTTATGATTTGGGGTTTGCGTCTTTAATAGCTTTAATTCTGGTTTTCCACGCATCGATGTTTTTATAGATTTCATCGAGCTGTTCACCGATATCACCGTACGCTGCTCTACGTGTAGCTCTTACAGTGCTGTTTTTTTCTTCAGTGTTACCTGCTGCTTCTTGTGCAGCGAGTTGATCCGCTGTTGGTTTGTCCAAACCAGAAATATTCCATTCCTTGATGTATGGGCCCTTACCATCAGAATCATCCTGAAGTAAAACATCTTTTGTAAAGTCTACAGTCTTTGAATTAGCTGCGCAGTAAAGTTTTACCTTTGTGCTTAATGATGCCACTGTTTACTCCTATCCGCTAAAGTTTGCGTATGACACAATCTTAGCGCGTTCTCCAGCTCTTTTTGTTTTCACATCAGCAGGCATAGCTGTTCCGCCTTCTGCTGCTCTGATTGAATACCAATCAGTAGATGTTAAATATGCTTGTGCTGTTGCGTTAATTGCTTTTTGTTTAACGAACGCATCTTGTTTGTCCATGTCGGCTTTAACTTTTGTCCAAGTCACTGCATCAGGTTTAGAGCCAAAAATAGCAGTTCCGTTAGAGTCAGCGCCAGACACCCATTTGACATTAGCATTAAAATCAGCTTCCGTCTTTACATCACCTGAAATGACGAATTCATAAGAACCGATTGATTGTATTGCTTGTGAACAATCTGCCATTGTTTACTCCTTATAGTATCACCAGCGTTCCACCACTGGCTACGTTAATTGTCTGTCCTGAGGACACTGTTACAGGACCTACTATACTCGCATTTTCAGATGCTGCAATAGAAAGTCCTCCTGTTAATGTTTGTACATTTCTGTACGCACCATTAATACTTGTTAATTTGGCCGCGGTCACCGTTGCGTCTGTGGGAGCACCTACATCAAATGTATCACCAAAAATGATACCAGAGAAGGTTGCACCACTTGCAGGAGCTGCGGTGAAAGCGATGGTACCACTGGAAGAACCTGCAGTAAACGCGGATCCTGGTACTTGATACACTCCGTTAATATGAATCAGTAATTGTGCTAAGCTACCAATAATCTGAGTATTACTACCTACTTGTATGGTAAACTGTGTTGTTGAACCGTTGAAGCTTCCGCTCAAATCATCGATCTGAGAGAAGTTACCTTGTACGATTGGATTGCCTAAATAGCCCATTATGTTGCTAACTCCATTAGTGTAATAGTATTTGGTCTTGGTGCAGAGGTATCGTGTATTCCATTAATACCTACTTCATCTACAATAGAACCAATACAACCTATTTGAAAACTGTATGTTGTTGATGCTTCGTCAGTAGTGTCATACCAAGAACAAGAAGTTCCACCTTGCACATAATTTACTATACTTTCTCCACCTTTATATCCTGTAGTAAATCTTGTGCTTCCTCCTACTACAACTTTAATTGAGCCACCAACCCAACCATCTGATGCTCCAGAATTTATCCACCAGTTACCACTCCAATTAATTAAAACATTATTTGTAGATGATGTTCTAGTAATAGATGCACTTGCAAATTCTGAATAAGATGTACTTGTTGTTGTTACATCATTATAAGTAGCATTCACTATTTGAACTATTTTACCGGGATCAAAACCAGCTTTAGATGCAGTCACTGCATCATCTGCTATCTTAGCTGTACTTACTGCTGTGTCCGCTATCCCCGCTGTTGGTATCGTTGTTACTGACATGTTATGTGTCTCCTAATCTTATAAATTGCACCCAAGTTCTACTTTGAGAATCTGCTGAATGTAATGTAACTGTACCTGTATTAAGAGCATTTAATTTACATTTGTGAGTGCTTGTATCAGTAACATCAAAAATATGACTTGCTAAAATTGATGCTCGGCTAGATGTGCTTTCAAAATTACCTGAATTATCTGTGGCTGTAGAATAAGAAGAATTATCTGTAGTGACTGAAATTATAGTTGTGCACCGATTACCAGCTGCTTGAGGGTCTTTAAATTGTACATTCCAAAGTATTTGATAAATACCGGTTTCGGGAAAAGTCCATATACCTGATGATTCTGACATAGCACTACCAATTGTTCCATATCCATCACTATCTACTTCTTCCCAACCCGCTGTAATAGTAGTCTCTGTATCAGCAACTAAATTTGTACCTGTGTTTATTCTCCACATACCAGCAACTTTTACTCCAGCAAAGTTAGCATTTGCTCCACTCGCTCTTGTAATAATTCCACCGCTCTCACCCATCGTAATCGTCTTCGTAGCGTCTGTGCCAAGAGGCGAGATTGTTGATACTTTGATCGTGCTCATGATGCTACTCTATATCCCATAAACCAAGACATCATCCTGTAGTTTGTACTATTACCTTTAATTTGTATAGTTCCTCCAGTTACATCAACATTTAAAAAAACCTCCGCATAATCTGAGCTACCATTAAAATCAAGTATTCCAGCACTTGTCATAACCCAACCATTTCCATTTGAATTGGGAATTAAAATATTTTCAAAATATCGTGTACTTCCATTTTTTAAAATAGCCATTCCACATGAATCTACTGCATTCGCACTTCCAGTAGTATATCTACACTGTGAAAATAAATAATACTTACCAGCAGTAGTTGGTGTAAATCTATAGTTTGTAGAAGAATCAAAACAATTATTACTATCCCAAAGTTCTGCATTAAACTGTACTTTTGTATCTGTATTATCGGAAATAGATTGATCAGAACTTTTGTAAACATGGAAATATGGATCTAAAAAATTACTCTGCACATCACCACTACCCAAGGCAATCGTACCTGCATTAGTCGAACCGAGTGTCAAGGTAGAAGTTCCGCTTCTAGTGTCTATTGTATCTACGAGTATCTTTGACATTTATGCTCCCGGTTTCGTTGGGAATGTTACAGCATTGACTTGATCTACTGTAGTTAATCCGTTGGTAATATCTCTTAATTTTGTTCTATATGCAGACATTTCTGTGCTCATAGTTACATCTGATAACGCATAAAAATCTGTTTCCATTAATAACATATTTCTTTTAGCTCTCAAATTTTGCATTGCTTCTTCAAACTTTTCTGTTGTCACTTGATCTGCTGTTTTAATATTTTTAAACATGTTAAGCACTTCTCCTTTTTAAAGGACATGCTATTGTACCCTCAGTTATATCAAATTCATAATCTTGTTGTTTAGTTGATTGATTACTCTCATAAATATCAGTTGAATATAAATAGTTTACTGTAACTTCATCTCTAGTAACAATACCTTGTAACAAATCTGTGTCTGACTCAGCTTGACCACCAACAGGGATAGTTGATAAATCAATTTTTTGTCCATCTATTGTTAAGATCAGTCCTGATAAAGAAATTACAGGTGCTTGTTTTGAATTACTAACAACCATTGGGTTTAATTTAATTTTCATATTAATACCACCTACCTATTGCCATAATAGAAACTTTTACATTTTCATCACCAGTCGCACTAGACCATGCTCTTAAATGCCATCCAATTTGACTAACTGAACTAGGCTCACTATTACTTGATAAACCTGCCATAAAAAGTCTACCGACAGAAAAAGAAACTTGATAACTTGTATCCGTAAAATTTGCTGGTAGTGATTGAGTGTAATTGTTACTTCGTACTTGACCACCATTTCCGATATCAGTTGTTACTGCTGGTGTTGTTAATGTTTCAT